AACCCTCTTATGTCAGGAGTGCCATTCGGCCCCGGACAACCTATCTTGCCGGGCGCGATTAACCCACTACGACCTGATGGCAGACCTGACCCACGCCGTTACGAATATCAAGTAGCGCAAAACCTAAACATTGGTAGTGAGCAAAAGCTCGTACAGTTCAAAACTCTTAGAGGCGCAGCAGAACAGATTGACATTGCTCGCCGTTGTATTGAAGTTCTTAAAGCAAAGATTTCAGGTATGGATTGGGATATTGTCATCTCAGAAAATGCCTCAGAGAAGATCATTGCTGAAATTGGTGGCGATCACACACGCGCTATGTCCACCGCTCGTGAGAATTTTTCAGAAGATATTTACCGCTTAAGAAGTTTTTGGGAAAACCCTGACCGCTCAAATGGATTGACTTTTATTGACTGGATGATGATGGCACTTGAGGAAATCCTTGTGCTTGATGCGTGGGCTGTATGGCCTCAAAAGACTGTTGGTGGAGATTTATACGGATTCCAAATTCTTGATGGTTCAACTATTAAGCCAATGCTTGATGATCGTGGTATGCGCCCAATGCCTCCACAAGCCGCTTATCAACAGATTCTTTACGGCTTCCCTCGCACAGAGTTCCAAGCAAACAGCGATGACCCTGATGCAGATGGTGAGTTCACATCAGATGACTTGTCTTACTTTGTTCGCAACCGTAGAGCTAACTCTGTTTATGGTTCATCACCTGTAGAACGCGCACTACCTTTGCTCGACCTTTACTTGCGCCGTCAGCAATGGCTACGCGCTGAATACACCGATGGCGTAACACCTGAAATGATGCTGACTTCTGATGCTGACTTCGGTAACGACCCATTGGTAATGAAGCAGTACGAAAACATTATTAACGACAACTTAGCCGGGCAAACAGAACAGCGTAAGCGCGCTCTCATCTTGCCAGCAGGTCTAACGCCACAATTCTACGAAGGCTATGGCGAGAAGTTTAAGTCTGCTCTTGACGAATACCTCATCACCTCAATCACAGGTCACTTCGGCGTTCTTCCAACTGAAATTGGATTCTCTCAACGCGGTGGCTTAGGTTCATCAGGTCATCAAGCAGGAGAAGCAATGGCAGCGCAATCTATTGGTGTTGCTCCACTTGCTCAATGGATTGGCAGAATGCTGACAAACATCTCCTATACCTATCTTGGTATGCCACGCGAACTTGAGTTTAAGTTTATGGTTGAAGATGCCCACGATACAGAAGTTGAGGCAAAGAAGTCTGACCTTGAAGTACGCGGTGGAGCTAAGACTCTTAATGAACGCCGTACAGAACTAGGCTTGCCACTTCTAGATACTCCTGCTGCCGATCAGCCAATTCTTGTTGCCGGCAATGGCGTGTATCTATTCTCACCTGACGGAATCGTTAATGCTGCTAATCCAGCAGGGGCATCAGAAGAAGAAATTGACCCTGACACAAATCCACTTCCTGAGGTTGCTGCAAAACCTTCTATTTCTGATGCACAGACAAGCGTTAAGCCTTTACCTAACAACGATAAGCCACCTCTTGACACACCAAAGCCAACTGATGACATCGTCAATACAGCAGACTTTGAGAAGGCTGGCGTTCCATCTAAGTCAGAAGTTAAAGATGCGCTATCTCGACTAGCAATCTTGCCTAACGAAGCAGCCGAACACCCAACATCTGACAACCCTGAGAAGTTGGCTGAATCAGTAGAAAGCCCTTGGCCTGTAGTTGATACAGATGACGGCAATTACATCGTTAGCCCTGATGTGTGGGAGAAAGCAAAACTCACCCTTGTTAATATCAAGGAACTCTATGGCACAAACTACGGAATGAACCGTAAAAATGTTGCCGATCACATTGAGTCAATGGGTCAAGCCCTAACTCCTTATCGTGGCTATCCACTTGTCTATAACGATGGCGAGCGCAACATCATCATTGACGGACACCATCGCCTCTTTGCTATGTGGCTACTTGGTATGGATACCGCTCCTGTATGGCTTGGCACACCTGATATGGCTAAAGCCGCAAACGATGAAGTGCAGAGATACCTCAAGTGGGCTAAAAAAGGTAGTGCTAACTACCGCGATTTTGTATTCAAGACGATAGACCCGATCGTTGCTGAGGCTCTTAATCGTTGTGCCTTTGATAACGATATGGATACTGCGTACTCCTTGGCTAAGGCTTATCTGCAATGACCCTCGGTGTCCATCAGGTAGATGGGCGCATAGCGGCTAACGCAGCAGTCAAAATCCGCGCCGCGCTCCGAAAGAGCGTAGATGCGAAAAAGGTCATCTTAGATTACGCACTTACTCACCCAGTTAAGTCTGACAACCCTGCTCAAGATCGCGCTCGCGCTCGCGCGTGGGCTATGCACAATGTCACGCTAGATCAAACCGCTTTAGAGCTAGTGCTGAGGAAACATTACGCAAATATGTATGTGCTTGGTATGACTTCAACTTATGAGGCTTTTGGCAAGATGCAACGCAATAAGAAAGCCCGAAAGAACCCACCGCACAACTGGAACCCTGACAAGATCACAGTTAATGCGCTTAACACCACAATAGATTGGAACTCTTGGAAGCCGGGTAATGCTGCTGCTGCCGCGCTTCTTAAGCCACCCGGCGGGTTAGAGAAACTGCTGAACGGCATCAAAATCGTGTCATTAGATATGAAAAACACTAGTTATGACCGCTTAGGCACTCAATTAGCCGATGGAATTGCAGTCGGATTAAGCCCTACAAAACTTGCTTCATCTATTGAGGACTCATTATCAAGCCCTAGTCGCGCACTTACTGTTGCTCTTACCGAAGGTTCACGCGCTGCCAATGCCGCAACTATGGACTCTTACGATGCTTTAGGAGTAACACAGATTCAATGGGTTGCTGCTGACCCTTGTGAAGAATGTGACATTGACGGCGAGATCGCAGATGTAGATGGAACATTTAGTAATGGCTTATCAGCCGATGACATTCCAGTTCATCCAAACTGCCGTTGTTCTACAATGCCTGTTGAAACAGATTATGCAACATTTGATTACGGTGCTGCTTTGGATGAAGCTCTCAACGCAGACGGATGAAATAAGCATTACAATTTAACATAATCCGAGATAAGGAAAACAATGGCTCTTATTCACACAAACATCACAGTTGGAACAACAGCGACACTTTTGGTAACAATCCCTAACGGCGCAGGATATGTAGCCGTACAAATTGGAAACCGCGACACAGCCGCTATTTATCTTGGCGATTCTGCTGTTGCAGTTACCGCCGCTAGTGGTAACGCAGGACAAGCACTTGCCGCAGCCGCCAACTCTCAAATTTGGATGCACGGCAACGATTCACTTTATGCGGTTTCAGCAGCAGGTACAGCCGCTAACGCAGTTTCAGTTATCTACTCAGCTTAAGGAGCAATAATGGATTTTGCTAACAGTTATGCAGCAATCATCAAACAAGAAAAACAAGATGATGGTTCGCTCCTTGTGTACGGCAAGGCAACAGACGATTCACTAGACATTGACCAACAGATTTGTGATGATGTTTGGCTTTCATCCGCTATGCCTGAGTGGTTTAAGACAGGCGGCAACATTCGTGAACAACATTCATCTATCGCAGCAGGAGTAGCAAAAGAATATGAAGCTAAAAAAGACGGTCATTACATTAGCGTTCTTGTCGTTGATCCTGTTAGCGTTAAAAAAGTGGAGTCAGGCGTACTTAAAGGATTCTCAATAGGTATCAAGTCACCTCGCGTTGTGCGCGATCAGAAGGCGGCTAACGGTCGCATCATTGACGGACAGATCGTTGAAGTGTCACTTGTGGATAGACCCGCTAACCCAAATGCCAAGTTAATGCTCGCTAAGAGTGTTGAAGGAGAAACAAGCCTCGTTAAAGTCGAGGAATTTACAACTACTACAAAGGATAAATCTATGCTCGCTGATGTAATCAAAGAACTTCAAGCAGATGCCGCTAAATTTGATCAGGCTTCTTACGATGCTGCTCGCCGAGGTATTGCTCAACTCATCATCTCAGAGGCAACAGAAGTTGCAGATACAGACTCAGACGAGCGCGATGATATTGACACATTGCTCTCTGCTCTCAAGCACCTATTTAATTTCCGTGATGGTGAACTTGAAGAAGATGAGGATATGAATATGACCACTAATGGTTCAACTATTGAACTTTCAGCCAATAAAGAGGCTGATTCAGAAGATATGACTACTGCAGATTGTGGTTGCGATGGATGCGCTGCTTGTAAGGCAGACGGCGGTTGCGATGACAAAATGTGCAAAGGATGTACCAAGATGGATAAGTCAGCAACAGTTAATAAGTGCCTAGAGTGCGGTTGACATCAACCTTCAAACTATCACGGTCTATCACAG